CAGTCTTGATGACCTGAGCCATATTGCCTGTTGTTTGTCCGGGCAGTGGTGTGCCAGGACCAAAAAGCTGCAACTTCGTAGGCGCCGCGTCCCAATTACCTGCCGCTGTAGCGAGGCCAGACGCGTAGTCGAAATACCCCAGCACACGGAACGCCTTGTTTGTTACAGCCGAACCCGTATAAATAACTTTCGTACTGTCGGCTGCGCCCGCTCCGCCCTCGGCGGTAGAGGATAACAACTGCGACTCATCCAGCGATTTTATTGATGTGCCGCCATTGCAGTTAACAACGCCCAACCGCGGCGTTCCCGCGTCGTTGAACAGCAAAACCCACCCTCGAAAAGGTATGGATGTACCAGTCACCCCCAATGTAGAGCCGCTGCTTATTGTCAGAGATAGCGCGGCCTCAATCGACACCGTATCGTAATCACCATCAGCAGCCGTCGAGGATCGGAACGTCACGCTGATAGGATCGCCGCTACTCGGATCAGTGCTACCATCCGCCACTTTAACGGCTATTGTCAGCGCGCTACTGCCGACCGATGCCGCGAGCGTTAAATTATTGATATATGACGCATTCCCACCGCCGCCGCTGCCGCCCGTGAAGCTGGAAAACAGCGCGTGCTTGAGATTGTCGCTATCGCTGGCATCGAGCAACAGAACCTTGTCACCCGCGGCTGGCGTTACGCCTGTTGTTGTTGCACCGCTAAGTGCCGCCGTAACGTTGGCCTCGTCCGTAACATCTGCCCCAGCCTCGATCCCATCGAGCTTCGTTTCGTCGGCGATTAGGAAGCTGGCAGTCGTGTTGGCGAGGACGGACGAATACGCTTGAACGTCTGTGCCAATGACCGTTCCAATGGCCGTCCTGGCAGCCGCGGCGTCAGTAGCAGTAAGTACGGCCCGCCCAGTCGACGTTGAATCTGTGATGTCGGTAGATGCTATCGTAACGGCGCCTGTTCGACCGGCAACGGAGCTAACCCGATCTGTATAGTCCGCCTTATACCAGTTGCTGGCATACGTTGTCGTGGACGCGTTATCTGTGATGGCAATAATGCGATCACCGTCAGTGAATTCAACACTATCGACAGTCCCACCAACAGTGACAAGGTAGGATTCACCCGCCTGCGCCGTTCCTGAACCAGGGAATGTCCCTGCCGATGCATCCCATGTGCCAACAAGAACAACGGCCGCATCCAGCGCGTTGACGCGAGATTCTATTGCATCAAGATCAACGCTCTGTGTTATGCTAATATAGCCAAGCTTTGTTTCTTGGGCCGTTGTGAACGAAGCCGTTGTTGCGGCAAGAACGGAGGAATATGCTTGGACGTCTGTGCCGATAGCCAACCCAAGAGCTGTCCGCGCCGCTGAAGCCGTTGATGACCCGGTGCCGCCCTTTGAAACTGAGACAATCGGCAGATCATCATCAACGAGCGCCCTGTACGAAGGCGCCGCGTCAGCACCTGATGCCGGACCCGCAAGGACCGTGTTTGCGGATTGATCATCCGCGTTGTCGTCTACCCACTCCGTATCATAATCGGAACCCGACGCCTTGGCCAATTTCTGGCCCGCCGAGCCACCCGCGGGGACGGTTCCGACACCAGTCAACGCCTCGTTTAATGTCGTGCTGTAGGGCTGTCCGTCTGAAATTTTATAGAGAGCGATCCGGTAGCCACTTGTTGGAACCGGGTTTCCGCCATTGTCAGGCAGAACGCCAATTGTCTTGAAAAGGTTTGTTAGTGAAAGTCGGTATGACACGTTAGACTTTGCAACTTCAGTCTCTTCGCTTCCGGTCAGCGCCACGGACAGCGCTTGCATGCCGGAAATCTTCGATGTTGCCATGTTAAGACCCGTAGTCCTGATCTGCTGAGCTTTCTGTCACGCGATTCACGTCGGATTCGTCTATCCTGTCCGCACCATCTTCCGTCTCACGATAATCGACTTGATCCATCTCGTATGGCTCTGGTCGTGCGTCGATGACGGGTGGAGGGTCCGGCGGAAGCGTGATCGCCTTCAGAAACAAGGACGGCTCATCCATGCAGCGGTCACACACGCGAATACGCTTGTTGATCAACTCTGTGCCGGCCCATTGGTGCTGGTAGCCGAGGTCGCAGAGATTGTGAAGGAACCCACATCTGTCGCAGGCGCCAAAGGCGCTCGGGTTTGATGTGTCAACGCGCGCGCGGCCATGGAAGCGATAGCTCATCGGTAGTAGCCGCCGAGAGATGGAGATATGTAAATCGGAACATCTTCCGTATCTTGACCAGCGGCCGTTTGCCACGACCGCACAGCGCGTTCCGCAAGCGTCTGTGCGAACCCAGCGCCCAGCGCCGCCTTTGCTGCCTCCGGATATACCGCGCCCAACCGATCGGCCAATCCGTCAACAAAGGCCGTATTAAACCGATACGGGATCTCGACGTCATACCCACCAGCAAGAACAGCATCCTCGGCTTGTCGTACGCAGCGGTATTTGAGAGTGTAGGTGTAGACGCTGTCAGGCGTCGGCCACAGCGTTATTTGAGGCGTTACCTGTCGATCGAACCAGAACGACGTTGGGTATCCCGTCGTCGCCTTGTTTGGGATGGCGTGGTATTCGACGGTTGAAAGGGCACCTAGCGGTCGATCTGTCGTCGTTGTGCCTACAGTCGTCGAGATGTAAGCAATTTGAATTGCCACGACTTCGGGATCGAGCGTGTAGGTGGCGGTGCCGGCTGTGATGGCTTCGGTCTTCAGCGATGATAGCCATAGGTTCGGTTGCTTGTTGGCCCAGTCGCACAGCAGGAGGTTGGACTCGAACTCGGCGTCCTTCATGTGTTCTACGCCGATGGCTGTCCGCCTGATGCCAATGCGAGCAAACGCAGCAAGGACGTGCCTCCCGAGGGTAGGAGAGAACCCGTATGTGCCTGACGTCGCCATGTTGGGCCTCCTATTACAGCGCCGTCACGCTGCCGATTGCCGTTCGAAGCTGGTCCGCTGCCACCTTTGCCTTTGTCAGCAATGCATCAGCTTGTGCCTTTAGCTTTGCCGCATCTTCGTGTGCCTGTTGTGCCGTCTCCATCAGTTTGCGCGCCTCGGCTCGGTCGGCCTGTGCTGCAGCGCGTTCGGTCTCCGCTTTGGAGTGTTCTCCTTGTGCCGTCGCTAGCGCCGCCTCTTGTGCGCGCCGCATGTCTACCAATGCGGCATCGGCCCGTGCTCTGTCTGCTGCCATCTCGTCCGCTGCCTTGCTTTTGATGTCGGCCGCCAATGCTTGCGCCGCCGCCGCTAATCCATCGGCTGTCTCTCGAGCTGCCGCCAGTGCGTCGGCGGCTTCCTGCCGTGCCTGGTCCGCCGCACGCTGTGCGTCGCCCAGTATTTGACTCGCCTTCTGCTCGGCATCCAGAAGCCGCCTGTCGGCGTCTGCGCGCGCTTGAGCGATAGACTTTCCGAGGCGAAGCGATTTCAAGGACTCATCGGCGTCCGCCTTTGCTTGCATGATCTGAGCGAGGCGCCGCTCAAACGTGTCGCCGCCCTTGGCTGCGAGAGCGATGTCCCTTTCGCCCTCAGTCGAGATTTTTGAAAGTGCCATGGGTGGTCACCGCCTTAGAGTGTGTTCACGGTTGATTGGATCGCGGTGTAAACAACCGTCCCCGTTCCAGAATTCAGCAGTATCCTTGAAACAAGCGGCGCGTAGGCGTAATTTGACTGCGCCGACGCCGTCCCGTTGACAAAATCAGAATCCGCGTGAGCCAGCCACGTGACGCTTCCCAACCCGATATCTTCCGGGTCATCGAGGCTCTGCTGAACAGTGAAGCTCACCGTTCCGGTCGCCGTCACCTGCAACGCCACCTCGGGACCCGCGAACTCATCAAACCGAATTGGGCGGCTGCTGGCGATGCCGTTTGTTCCGATCGTGACCGCGTCTGCTGATGCACCGGACGCCGTGATTTTCGCCACCGTCTTGAAGTCGAGCGTGCTGTCAGCCGTTGACGCATTGGAGCCAGTGATGGTCTCGGTGACAATGTTGTTGTTCCAGTCGGTTCCGGTCAGAGTGAACGTGATGCCGGCGTCATTGCCCGCCGATGTGATCCGGATGCGGCGGGCCATGTCCGTCGTTGCGACGCCGTTTGTGCCGACCGACACGTTCCCTGCCGCGGCACCCGATGCCGTTACGGCAGTCACCGTGTGAAATTTCACGCTCGTCGCGACAATGCTGGTGTTGGATCCTGTAATCGTCTCGGTGTAGTAGGCAGGGCCACCGGCATCATAGCGCATGCCCGCGACCGTAAATGTTATCCCGCTGTCATCGCCTGCGGACGTGATCGTCACGTATCCGGGCGTAGCCATATATCCGACACCACTCTGCGTCAGAGTGCCATCCAGAGTGAGGTCGCCAGCACCAGCAACAGCCTGAGCTGTTGCAAAGGCGTCAGCATCAAATCCGGCGGTGAGCGCGCCATTGATGGCAAGAGCGCCGGCAGCAGGAACGACTTGAGACGCGCACACGCCGTCCGCGTCGGCCGTAGCAAGAGGGCCGACTGTGACGCTGATCGGGATCATCCTTAGGTCTCCTGAGGTGGGGCAAAAAATGGGGCACACCTCGAAAGGTGCGCCCCTGTCTTAGGGCGCTTGGCGCCGCCGCGTGCATGCTGGACCGGGGAACGCGCGGAGCGTCAGCACCCGGCCCGTCCGCCTCGCTTACGATCGAGCCGACGTTTGGGCGGCGACCCCATCATCGGCGGCATTTCTTTGGGCAGGAACACATCAGCATCACCATCTGCCATGACCGGCGGCTTCATGGGTTTGTCCATTTTGCCTTTGGGTGAGTCCTTGGATGGCATATGCTTTTTGTGGCGCATTTTCATGGGCGAGACCCTCAAAGAGGAATGGACTCTGAGTGGCCCATGAAGGCCACCCAGAGTAGGCTAGGCTTAGGCGTCGGCCGAGGCAGTCCAGTTGATCAATAGACCCTTTTCCCCAGCCAGGTTCACGACGTAGATCGGGTCGAACAGAACGAACGTGGCCCCCGTGATTGCCTCTGTCACGTTGTCTGCGTTGTCGTTTAGTCGCAGACTGATGTTCGGCCCAATCATTCCCGTCGAAGCCGTGATAGTATCGACAAGGAAGATGTCGGCCGCGTTCCGAGTCCGGAACACGACGTTGCGCACCTCGAGGTCGGTCGTCGCAGTGGTTCGAACATCGATACCGCCCACCGCGAAGTTGCCGTCCATGTAGAGGCCATCGATAACAATGCGATCACCACCAACGATCGCAATGCCCGCATTAGCCCCAGCGGCCGCCGCGCCGTCAAACCGGAAGTTCTTGATGAGCATCCGGTTGGCCGCTGCCGTGGTGAGCACCACATCCGTGGCCTGGCCAGTCACATCCCGCCACTCGCAGTCGACGAGCGCAAAGTCTGCCGCCTGCACGTGGATGGGATTGGCCAACTCATCGACTCCGCCAGTAAACAGCACGTTTTTGATCGTGCAGTTTGCGGCGGAGACAACAACGCTGGCTGTGGCTGCTGTCGTGAAGTTGACGGTGGGGCGGAGCGAGCCCGTCCCCATGCCGATGATCTGGACGCCTGCAACATCAAGCGTGATGCCGCCAGCCGCCGTCACGGTCTCGGTGTGCCCCGGCAAGACGACAATCACGCTACCACGCGACGCCGTACAGCGCCCGATGGCGTAGTCGATGGTCGCGTAGGGATATGACATATTCCCTTCGTTGCCATCGGAGCCCAAAGTCGAGCTGACGAAATAGTATTCCGATGAGATGGGGAGCGCGCCCCCCACCATCGGGATACCAAAGCTCGTCACCCCATTCGGAAAGTCAGAATAAGGCATAGGAGTCGATCCTTTCCTGTTGCGGGATTACGAGCTGGGGAACGAGCCCCAAACAGCGCGCGGGTCGTTGTAAAAGAAGCCGGCGCGCTGGTAGCCCTTGACCAACAGATTGTCGGTCGTGAAGTCCACCTGCATGTCGGTTTCAAATGCAACGCGCTCGATGTGGATCAGGCCGTCGATGGAGGTGTCAAGGAACCATGCGCGGGTGTTCGTGAGATAATCCCACGCGATGTACTCCGACAGGCCACCGGACAGAGACCGCACCGCATTGACGTCGTTGTTCGCCGTGCCCGGGCGAAGCTCCGACTTCAGAAGGCGGATGGCCACCTTTTCCAGCTCGAGCGGAACGATCAAACGCTCCGCGCGGGCATAGATCTTGAGCCCAGCCTCATCGACGAAATCACGCCGCACGCCAGTCATGCCGTCCAGTAGTGAGCCCTCATTCAGATCGGTGTCGGTCGACGGACGGTTAGCCCACGTTCCACCATCGTACGGGTGGTCGGTGGCACACATGGCCTTGCCGTCGCCGCCAATCTGAGTGTCGTAGGTGGTTGCCGTATTAAAGATCGACGCCGCCTCACGCTCCCAATACTGATTGAACGCCTTGACGAGACCCAAAGCCGTTGGCTTAAAGTCGGACTTGTAGAGGTTGTCGTCGATGGCTTTGCGCGTGATCGCGTAGCCAAGACCAACTTCGACCGGCTCCATATTGTAGACGTAGCGCTGGCCGGCAGAGTTGTCGAAGTGCGTCGACCCGCCTTCGGTCTTGAGTTCCGGCAGCCCAACGTATCGGGTTTGGACCGAGCGCTCCACCTGCAGTTTGCTGGTGCGCTTTGAGAAGACCTTGCCATAGTAGTTCGGCAGATCCTTGTACTGCCCCGTGACCTCCATGAGCCCCGGGATGAGCAGGTCCTTGATTGCTGAGAGTGCGATTGCCATTGTGTCAGGCCCCCTTAGATGCCGGTCGAACCGGTAATGTTGGCCGCGACGATCACCCAGTTGTAGCTGGAGGAATCATCGGCTCCGTTCGGCGCATTCGGCGAAACCTCCGACCAGAGATCCACGACACGAAACGGCAGTGTTGCCGTCGTTGCCAGGGTTGACTGGTCCAAGGTTGCGCCGGAGAGGCCGGTCACCGTTGATCCCGTGCCGATCGAGACGTCAGCGTTCGCGCCAACGTCCGCACGGGTGATGGCCGTGCCACTGGAAGCCACGAGAAACCGTGGCGCGACGCCAAGGATGCACGGGACCACATACGCCTCGACATCGCCAGATGCGTTAGCTCCAGGCCAATACGGCCTGTTGACGACGCGGCCCTCGGCGGAGTCGTGGTACTTGCAGCCGACGAAAACGCCCCACAGTTGGCTTGCGGCGGTCGATGCGGTCCACTGAGCAATGTAGCCCGTGTTCAACATCTTCACCGGATCGCCCTTGTAGATCTTGGTGGTGTTGGCGGATGCGATTTTGGCAGTGCGCAGCTCGAAATTCGGCGCCGCTCCACCGCCAACTCCAATCGGCCTGAAGCCGAAAGCAGTCTGAGTGTTTGCCATTTTGGTTTCCCTTTTTTGGCAGAGGTTTAGCTGACGCCGAACGCTCGTCGGGTCTCGCTGCTATCCTGCAGCGGCATGCTGCAGGTACGCCGGAACGAGAAAGGGCGGCACAAGGCCGCCCTACTCAAACAAATCTGCAATCGCGCTCAGCTATCGATGTCGACCTGCCGAGAGTACGATGGGCGCAAAGCCGGATCCGATGCCTCAACTTCGCGCTTGGCAAAGTTGAGCCGGGCCGCTGCCGGCGATTGATCGTCGAAATACCCGGCGAGAGTTGCTTCGTTGCGCGGGCGCCGCTGCTTCATTTTTTCCGCCATCGCAGCCTGTCGCTCCTCGGCTCGAGACTGAGCAACAAACATCTCCGGACACTCCATAAGGACGAGCCCTTCCAGTTCGACCGGATACTCCGGATGGCGATCCGCCGGCACCTCGCGCCAACCGTTACGCTTGAGGTTTGAGATGTTGGCAAGATCAGGTTCGCCCAGCGTGCTCTTGCGGCGCCACTGATAGACCATGCCGTCAGGAATCAGTTCCTTCGGGATGTGATACTGGGATGACCCCGACGGGATCGGGTCGCGCGTGAGGACTTCGCCTGTGATGGGATGTGTGAACGATAGCCCGCCGGCACGGGCTGGCTCACGCGCCCTCTCCCGCTCTGGCGTGCGCTCGCTTGTGACAGGCTCGCGTGCCTTTTCGCGGTCTGGCTTTTCCTTGGTTGCGGCTTGTGCTGCCATGATATGTGCTCCTTGCGCTTAGGCGCCGATGAGGCCCTGGTTGCGGGCCTTGATGAGATTCTTGGCGTAGGCTGTCGGCGTCATGCCCATGGCCTCTGCCATTTCGCGTTGCTCGGCCGTCAGTCGGACTTGGTAGCGGCCGTCCTCCCGCTGCGTAACGACGGCGCCGTCCCGAGAGACGGGAGCGGCAACGCGCTTTGTCTGCGGTGTCGACGCTGGCTTGGACTCAGTGCTGACAACAACGCCATCATCCTCCACCTTCTCTGGTGGCGCGTCGCGGAACCCCATCTTTTCGTCGATGTAGGCAAAATACTGATCGGTGCCAGGCTTTACGTCGTCCGATAGCGCCGCATAGTGAGCTGCCTGTGCCTTCGCGAATTTCTTCGCGTCGTGCATCGGTGCGCACTCTGGGTGGTCACGGAACCACTGCTGCTCACGCGTTCCGAACTGCCGCAGAAACGCATTGAAGTCGTCAGCCGGTTCGTCGGCCTCATGCTTCGTTTCTGACGCCTTCTTTGCGCGGTCCTTTGCTTGCTCCAGTCGGGTCTTAAGCTCGCTTTCGCCTGACTTCAGATCGGCGTGCCGCGCACGGGCTTCGGCAAGTTTGTCGGCGGCTTCCGTAACGGCATCGTAATCGCCAGCCTCGAGCGCTTCCTTGTGCGCGCGCTTCAGTGCTGCGATTTCTGCGTCCGTCCGGCCGAGCGCATTAGAGACGGCGTAATAGTCAGCCTCCGTTGCGCGCGCTTCCGTGACAGCTAGAGACGTCGACTTTTCGTGTGCCGTCTTTTCCGCAGCGATGCGGCGCGCACGCTCAGCCTCCGTCTTCTCGTTAGCTTCCCTGAGGCGCCGATCCCATAACTCCTGATCGCTCACCTTAGGTGTGGCAAGCTTGGTCTCCTTGACCTCGCTCGCCTTGGCTGGGGCCGGCTCCACCTTTGTTGCAGGTGGCGCAGCGGCAGGAGCCGCTGATGCCGGGTCCTGGCCTGCATACGGCGCCTCTAGCGCCTGGATCTCCTCCTCGGAGAGGTCGATCACAAAATCATCGCTTGCCATCGATCACCTCACCAGATCACGGATGGATCGTCTATTACGCCGCGCAGCATGACGGACCGGATAATGCGACACGACACGCCATGCAGTGCGATTTCCCAGCCATCGGACGGCCGGTACACAACCCAGGAATGTATATTCGGGGCCTCGCCTTCGAACTTGAACATCCCGCTCCGGTCGAATTTGAAGGCGGCTGCACCACACTTGAGCAATAGGCCAGCCTTGCCCTGGAACCGATCCTCGTCCTTGACGCGCTCCGGCATGATAATGCCGCCTGCCGTCTTCTCTGGCCGAATGTAGGTCGCCAACAGAACGTCATCATCGAAAAGGCGATACTGATCCACGGCAGAGCCAAGTGCCTTCAGAATTGACTCTTTGATATCCAGGCTCTTGGAAAGCTCCTGAATTCGTTGCGACATCAGAGCATTGCTCATGCGGTCTGATTCTCCATAAAGGTTTGATCTCCACCCCGGCGCGGGATGGCGCTCACGCACGCAACAGAAGGCTACAATCAGGTTCGCGGGTCGGCTGGGTCGCTCTCCCGCTCGATCTCTTCGCACCACTGCATGACGTCGGACAGTGCCTGCAAATACCCGCAGCGCGAGCGGTACGTTGCAAAGTCGGGCAGTGCGCCATTGACAATGCTCGCGGTGCGGTCCTCCATCTCCTCGCGAATGCGTTTCGACAAAAGACGCATCAATCTCAGGTCGGCCGGATGCATCAGCGCTTCACGCGTCCGCCGCGGGCAAACGCTGGGGGGGGAGCGGCACCAGGAGGCAGCCCACCTGGTGCTGCGCCCGCCGGCATCATGGGCGGCATGGGAGGTGGCATCGGCGGCATGGGTGGTGGCGGACCGACCGGGACAGGCATCGCACCTGCGGGCTTTTCATCGCCACCAGCGCCCTTGTTCGGCGACACAACGATGTTGACCACTGTCGTCGATGCTGACGGCTTCTTGCGACCAGCGCGATCGAGACGCTTGCGCGAACTCATGCCGCCGACCACGTCACCAAATCCCGCATCATCGTCGGAAACGGCACCGCCTGCCGCGCGCATCTTCGGCGTGGTCCCGCGTGTGGAATAAGGTGACGAACCGTCGCCCGCACACCGCCCCACCATCCGCTCAGTTCTTGCGAAGGCGCTGTCCTTCATGTTTTTCATGTTGTGGCTCCTAGTTGCGGTAGAGGGGGACTTTGTCCGTGTCCAAGAAATCTTCAACCAGCGCTTCGCTTTCAGGGTGAACCGCCAGATTGCCGGCCAGCTTCAACTTCTCGATCATCAGCTTTGTGTCGCGATCCTTTTCCTTTTCGATCGCGTCGGCTTCGCGCTCCAGGCGAGCGTTCTCCGCGTTGATCAGCGCAACGGCGAGTTTTGGGTCGATTGGCGGAGCCTGCTCGGCCGTCGCGTTTGGATCGCCGGGCTTGGGCTGCATTTTTAGCTGCTCGATCGCCAGCTTCAATTGGCGATCCCGCTCGTTGTCCTGCAGTTTTGCGCCCAACTCCGCCTGCTTGAACTGTGTGTTCATTTGTGCAACGAGGAGCCTTGGGTCGGGCGGCATTTGGGCCGCCGGTTGTGGCGGCAGGAACAGGTCATCGTAGTCGTCGATGCCGAGCATTTGCAGGACACGCTCATCGACCTTGCGTGGATCGTACAGATTGGGGTTGGCGGCCTGGAGCTGCTTGATGCCGATCGCCCGCATCATGCGCTGCATATGGCTTGGCGTGTTCGGGTCGGCCTGTGGAATGAGGTCAATGTTAGCCAGCGCCTGCCGCAACGCATCTTCGTTCCATTTTCCTTCTGTGCGCCGCGCGTGGCGCCACAACCCTTCTGGGTCCTCCTCAAACAACCGTTTTAGGAGCCGGAATTCCTCGCTCTGCGATGAGTGCAGACCTTTGTGAACAGCAGCCTCCACTTTGGTGGCCTGTTCGATCAATGCCAAGGTTGTTCCAACCGGCGCGTCTTGCTTGCCTTCGCCAACGGAAATTTCAGCCATATTGCCAACGCCACGTCCATTCTGGCGCAATGCGTCGAGGAACTGCATAAAGGCAGGGCCTGGCTCTTTATATGGTAGGGCCATAACCAAGTCCTGGATACGCCGGCCGTCGCCACCTTGGATCGGCGAACCGCCACCGGGAGGCACGCGGAAGTTGTTCGTCATCTGCCGGGTGCCGTCTTTGAGATAGAGGAACCCGGGGAAGTTGGCCAACATGCCAGCGTCAAGAACTTCCCGCGTGCCGGCTGTCAGCGCCGTGGCAATGTTGCCCAGGATGTGTAACAGGCCAATGCCATAGAAGCCAAAACCTTTGATGTAGTAATACTCAACAAACGTCTCGCGCGTTTTGTATTCGTCGTCGCCCTCGTCCCAGTTGCGTGAGATTTCGAGGATTTGTTGCGCGTTCTTATCGATCGTTACGCGGTATGGCAGTGGCAACCCCGTAACCTTGCCATTTCGTTTGTGCTCGAACCCATCGATGTTAAGCTCGCAGTAGCACTCCCATAGCTCGTAATCCTGGTCCTCGAGTCGATCTTGTGGCGGCGTTATGCCTGATGTCGCGTTCAAGGCTTGTTGGACACGGTCTGGCGCGTTGGGCTGTGCCGACGTGTCGACGTCAGCATAGACACCCAACAGCTTCATGCGGATCATGTCAGACTGCTTCATTCTGACAACGTGCGTGACGCGCGCGGCAGAGGACAGGTCAACGGCCGCGTTTGACACGATCAAATCTTTTGCGTCAACGTACTCTGAAACCGGCCGGTTTTTTAGGGGCGAATGGTAGAGCTTCTTGAACCCGCTTCCACCGAAGCCGGTCATGAACAGCATGCGCTTTGTGTCGGGGTAATAATCCGACGCTGTTGTTGTTAGGTGACCGTTCATGTCCCGCTCAAGGGTCTCAGCCTGCTTGTCGGTGTCCTTTGTGTGCGCGCCGATGTTCTTGACTTTGACGGGACCTGATGCAGGCAAAAGCTCCGCCGACGCGTGAGCCATAAACCGGATGCACGCTTCAAGCAGGATAGGATCCCGCACCGTCGACATGCCCTCCAACGGGGCGCCGGATGCGACCGATGCCTTGGGGTCACTCAATTTCAATCCCAACAATTCGATACCGCGTGCGCGTGTCTCAAGCCATTCGGATCGTGACCGATCATCAGAATCGATGGCCTGGCACAGGTCGCCACAAATGCGGGAGAGTTCGCCCGCTCCAATCTTCTCGACGAGGTTTTCTGTGTGCCCAGTGACTTTCTGTGAGCGCGTCGGCTGTGGATTGAGATCGATGATCACGCTACCGTCTGGCAGTGGGACCTCGATCGTGCCTTCGTCCGTCATTCCGGGCATTGCGTTGGCGGGATCATCGTCGGTCACGCCTTCCACAACGACGTCGAAATCAGCATCAACAATCGGATCCTGTTCGACAATCGGAGTAGACAAGGCTTTTGATGCGATCCCGCCAGCCATCAATCTGTTTCCTTAATTCGGGGCGCCGGTCATGGCGTCCTCATCGCCAGGGGCTGCGCCGTTCTGTGTGCTGTGGACGAGCGAATGAACGCGCGCCGTGAGGTCCTGCATCCGGGTGAGATGCCTATGGAACGCAGCCCAGTCGGTCCGCACGCCGTTGACGGCGAGATGCGATGCGGCTTGGTTTGCATTGTGAATCAGGATGCCGACGATGTCGTCGGCTGTGATGTCCATGTTGTTGTCGGTCATATGGCTCACATGGCTAGAGGTTGAGTTGTGTCGGACTTCACTAGCCAGCGTTTGAACTGGCCAATGTTCATCCTGGTCACGCCGCCAACGCGGTCGTCGGCTTTACCGTCGGAGAACGCCTTACGATACGTGGCAATCGCTTCGTCCTTGGTATCGAAGCCGGCCATCACCTTGTGTTCGTCAAATGCGCCAGTCTTGGCGTCGACCTGGTCAATGACCCAAAGAACCTGACTAAGCGGGTTAGCCCCGATGTAGAGGTCCACGTGATCATCATCGGCGCCGACTGAGCGCTTGATGTAGCCGTAGGTCGCAGGCATGACGACGGACCACGTCTTGCCGTTGGCTGCGCGTCCTGATCGGATGGAGCCCTTTGGATTCTCGATCGTGATCTTGAGACCATTCCAGGTCAGGTGACCCTTGCGGTAGTTGCCGGCCTGCTTTGCGGCGTCGCTGGGTTTTCTCTCTGCCTTGGCTTCAGCCTCACGTACGTGCTCACGAGCCAAGCGTATTGCTCGAGAGACGACGTCGGGCCCGCTCATGGCTCTATGTTCCGGTCTACTGTTGCTACGACGCACAGCGCCAGAGCGCAGCCAACGATCAGCATGATTGTGCCGGGGGAGATGAGGTCAAGCACGGGCTGCGTCGTTCCTTTGGTTTATGTGCTGGCGATAACGCCCACTTAGGGTACGCACTTACCGTCGGACTTAAACCGGATACAGCGGCGGCATCTGCTCCTGATGCATCGACCGCGCAATTTGCTCGTCCATCCGCTCTTCGCGCCGCACAGCCAAACCAACAGATCGAAGATGCTTCAGCGCTTGTGTCGTCGAGTCCGTCAAGTCCCTAAACCTGCCATTGGGAAAGACTGCCATCTCATCGATGACAGTCTGTGCCCAGTCGCGTGGCACCAGGTGACTATCGGCATCCTTCGGATCCTCAAGGCTCGCCGGCACCATGACCAAGCCATCGGCCCATAGATGCATCACTGCAACGGCGCGCGCGTACTTGTCACCCTCGGGGTTTACGAGTTCGATCCCATATGCCTCGTTGGCGTAGAGGCGTCGCATCTCCTGCGCCACCGTAATGCCGCTCGCCTTGGCCTCGATCAGCAGCTTATCGACCCGCAAGCGCTTGCAGTCATAGGCCACCCACTCGACCAGCCCCCAGTCTTTCTTGCAGCGATCAACGTAGGCCCTGTCGCTTTCGCCCGGGCGTCGCTCCTGGTGAGGACCGTGCATTTCCAGGTGCTTGCGCCAAGCGCCGAGCATCAGGACCTTGGGATTACTGTGTAGGTCCCTGTAGACGCCCCACACAGTAAATCCCGACGGGTCGTTGCGCTCTTGCTTCGTGTAGGCCGAGTCCAGTGACGCGACGATGTACTCGCAATCGGGAGGGCGTTTCCCGAACGGGATGTGCTCGAGGCCCCACCAGTCACGCTTGAACATGCCGCCACCGCGCGGCTCCGGCGCTTGCTGGTACTGCCCAGCCCACATGAATGGATTTCGGCGGGATCGCCTTAGTGTTTCATCTGGATACCGCTCTGGCCACGCCAACTCGCCGTCGAATTCCCGCGGGTCTGTCCAGCCGATGGATGTTGTAAACCGCCGACCATCCCACTCCATCGGGATAAGAAGGTGCTCGTATTCCGGCTCATGCTCGATAATGTGCCCAGACACGTCATTTTCATGAACCCGCTGCATGATCACAACAATGGAGGACTTCCGCAGATCGTTGAGGCGATTTGACATTGCCTCATCAAACCACCTTACTGTCTTTGTCCGGATTATGTCGGACTCACCGTCTTTTACGTTGTGTGGATCATCAAGAATGATGCGGTCTGCCCGCTCACCCGTTCCGACGCCGTGCGCTGACGACGCAAACCGCCAGCCGGTCTTGTTGTTTGATATCTTCTCGACACCAACACCAACCGCCTCAAATCGATCACCGTAAAGCGCGATGTATTCCCGTGACGTCACAAGGTCGCGAAACCTGCCGTTATCGCGTTGCGTCAAATATGCCGCATAAGAGAAAGCAATGTGCCGCAGGTGCGGCAGGTTCGCTGGTCCCCACTCCCACGCCGGCCAGAACACGTTCGTCAACAAGCTCTTAGAAAATCCAGGTGGCACATTGATCAAGAGGCGATTGATTTCACCATACGTGACCGCCTCGAGGTGCTCACAGATCGCCCGAATGGCCCACCCATCGACGAATGGCGTCTTTGGTTCGAGGATGTGCCAGAAGTATTTGACGAACTCGAATAGTCCACCGCGCTCCGTCTGGCGCTGCCGAGCTTCGCGGCGCAGGATCTCCCGATTGATAGCGACTTGCCGCTCTACTAGCTGGCGCTTCGTGAGGCCCTGCATGATCAGTTTACGGTGTCTGTTCCATCGTGCAGCACTGCAGCCACATCCTTTGATAGCCGCTCATGCTCGGCACGTAATTCATCGTCTGTCATTGCCGCGAATTCACCGGGCGTCCCGACCTCGTGCTGTTTGAGATCGCGCCAGGAGTCGCTGCGCCTGTTCTTCAACCACATCATCGCGGCGCCAGGATCCGGCGGCACATGCTCGGTGTATCGCTCATGGACGATTTCACCGCCGTGCTTCATGATTTTAACCGCATCGTAGGAATATCCTACTGCCCGCTGATACAGCGATCTTTCGACCCGATCGTCTGGAAAACCCTTACCTACCACTAACGAATTGCAAAAATCAGGGTGCGAGGTTTGCCACCTCCAGATGGTGGTTGTGTCAACTTGGAAAAATTTTGCTAAATCTGCATCTGTAGCACCTAGCGAGCAGAGTTTCCGTGCTTGTTCTGCATACTCAGGCTTGTACTTTGTTGGGCGCCCACGTCCGCGTGATTCTGGTGGATCAAGTGGACCTTGGCTTTCCGTCTCGAAGTCCTCCCCGCGCGAGCGCGCTTCCGCCCTGTCTGCTGCTGCCTTGACTTCCTCTTTGGTTGGTCGTTTTTTCTTCATACCTTTCATTCGTTGACCCTCATGTCCACAGTCGGCATGGTTTAGTTCTTCGGATCGTCGTCAGAATATTTGTGAGTCCCGTAGGGTGTGCAGACAGTGACACCATCCTCATCGAACGCGTATTGGTAGGGGACTGGCTCTCGGGCGTTCATCTGTGCGACGACGCGGGTGCGTTCCATCTCCATTTCCAACGCCATGCGCATCCGCTGGTCTTTTGTGAGGACAGACGCTGCGTTGGACTTGATGGTCTCCCATTGCGCCTTAGTTGGAACCTTAGTGCAGGCGGCAGCAAACCCAGCAAACCAGGAATGAAATTCATCTGGAGTCATCCCGGTGGTCCTTTCGGATGCCGCGTTGATGGAGACCATGATGTTGTTGGCGTCCGTGTCGACGGTGATGGTATGAGCGCGGGTGGGCTTAGGCATCGCTGCGGCGAAATCATCGATCTCCATTCCGGAGGCTTTGATCATATCGGATGGGATGACATAGGCGGTGCCGGGGCCGGCGGCGTCGAGATTGGACGTGCTCTTTTGGAGTGCGCGGTAGATGGCGTCATCCATGATCACCTCCTGAGGCATCATCCACTCTACACTTCTGACTGCGACTTGCTTTTGCTCTTCAGAAATGCGCCGAAGTCAAAAAGCAACTTCTCCGCGTCTGTGAACAATTTCAACTCTCGCAGCGCCCCGTCCGGGTCGCCGTTGGTTTTGAGATTGACCGCCCTTTCCCTGTGTCTACTCGATAGCCGAGATAAATCGTTGAAAATCTGCTCATCTAACACTGCGTCATCTTCCGAATGGATCATTTCAACCTCCAACCGTGCAACAACTGCCTACCTCATGCAAGGCAACAATGCACGATCCATTTTCGCTCACCCTGTTCCACTGCCTGCTTTAGGGTCGGCACCGTGTGCCAGCGCAGACCGGCACCGACTGCGGTAATCCGTTCCAACCTGTACCTAACATCTTCCCATGCGGCATATGATGTCTCCGCTGGCCCGCCTGGCACTCTGTTGTCGACCTGGATGACAGGTGTGGATGGGTCAGGGTTGTCGAGGCTGGGGATTGGGTTTTGCATCATCCACAGACGGATGGCGTCTGTTGTTGCATGCTCAGATGGCTGCATCCTGCTTCTCCCATGCGGAGCAGACGGATAGATCAGTGGTGTGGACTGAGGTGCGCAATGCTGCTCCCGGGCTGGTGGGATCGATGGTGGGAGCCAACGTGCTGTAGGAGTTGCGCTGGCATATGCCAACAGCGACACCCAGTGCGCCTGTGCTTGACCAATGTCTACAATTCGCGCACTTCGGATTGCGATCCTCGCGTTTGGCCTTGAGCAAGTTGGCGGCGTCGATTTGATCCATCATTTGGCAGCAAGCTCCAGAACGCGGATTGTGAGGTATGCAGTGAGGATTGCTATGATGAGGCACGACGTGAGATAGAAGGCTACTGTGCTCATGGAGCGCTCAACAGCTTTACGACTTTGGCGATGGCCTTTGCCACCGGGTCCGACACTAACCAGGCGACCAAACTCGAGACCCCCAGCAGAACCCACCGGCCAAGGTCCTTGATCACATGCAAGTCCCTGCTGAATTGTTCCAAAACTTTCAGTCGCTCCGCGTGCTCCTTGACTGTCCCTGCTATACCGTTGGTTCCATTCACCCCCCACAGCGTCAGCGTGACCTTCACCAGCGTGTCGTGATCGCTGTGCTCTGGTCCACTCGGATATCTGCCTCTCTCGCTCCTTGGGTCCCATGCCATTCACGGTCGAACCCCTGCCAGAGCTGCACCTAGAGCAATGAGAGCGAACAGGCCAGCCGCCACACAACCTGCTGACCATTTCTTGAGGTACGGGCGTGCAGCAACAGCGATAGCGGCGCCTGCTGCGCATAGCGCGATGATGTTCATCGCGATCGGCACGACCGGGGCCGACAGCATCTGATCGGCCCATACTGGCTTGTCGTTCGCGCGCAGCGCCCAGTACATATGCCAATAACCCTGCCGAATGCCCCATGCAACGAAGAAAACAGCGAGCGCAGCCATTGTGGCCACCGACGGCGACGTCATCAAGTCGAGCGCTGCGCGACGAGACTGCATGCCCATCAGGACGGCCAGCGCAAAAAGCACCGTCACCATCGGGAATTGCAGCGCTGAATGGACGGCGTCGATATCCATGATCACACCATCTCCTATGTGTGAACCGAGTCGCGCAATTCGAAGTTTGCCACCGTAAAGATCTCCTTGCAGTACTGCTCGACACGCTGCCCCGTGAAATGCTCTGGCGGTTCCACAAATGGGCCCATGTCGCTGCGATGCTGGACGGCAATAAACGTCCCTGTCGCTTCCTGCCAAACAGCTACGATCTGAGCGGCGTTAATATGCATGACGCGACCCGCCATCTCACGTGAGTTGTGCGGGTACTCCACATGCGTCGCCGTTACCCATATGCACGTCATATCGATCCTCGTGCCGGTTTATCAGACAGGGTTTTCGTGCACGGTCAGGACAATTCGCCCTGCACACGACGTGTTATTAACCGTCGTCGCTGCCTCCAACCAGATTGTGGACTTTGGTCCAACTTGAAGTGGCTGCTGCGGATCCCGCACAAGATGATTTTCAAGGCTCCCGTCTTTGTGCCGGCCCACTGCGTCCTCTATCGCGCTGAGTGTGATTGGTTCGCGCGCGAGGGCGCAGCGCTCGATCTCGTCCATTATTAGCTGTGCGAGTGTTTTCATGATCCTGGCCTTGATGTAGTAGGTGCCTACTTTGTACTTAGCGTTGCTGACCGCACTGAAAACCCAGAGATTCAGTGTCACGACCGGCTGCGTCCCTGATGCCAGCCGAACCACATCGGCGTTGATGTGGTCGATCAGACATTGAGCGTTGTCCTTGACGTGGAAAATGACCTGCTGCGACGTCCCCTCACCGACCGGCATTTCGGCCATTGTTTCACCGCCCGTCACAGCGGTGACAGTAATTGTTCCCTCGTTAAATAGACTGGAGCCGGCGCGAAAGATGGCAATCCTGTTGATGCCTAGCCACGTGCTTGTCGTCACAACCGGCGTAAGTCCGGTCAAGAACACGACCTCGATCTTTTCTGCCCAATTCCCGTCCACGCCATATACTACGATGCCGTGTGCACCAGTGTCGCCGTTTACGTCGTTAGCATCCGAGCTGACGATAGATAGTGTGGTTGCTGATGTTCTCGGCGTGAACGTCCCCCCGAACGAGGCCATCACCTCAGGTGAACCGGTGTCGACGTCAGTATTTCGGCCAAATTTGTGCCAGGTCGTGGCTCCGGAGCGACGGCCGAGCGCGGTCTCATGGTTGACGTTGGTCGATCTGACTGCAATCGCGTCTGCGTCGGCCGGCAGCGCGCGATTGAGACTGAGATTCGGTTGTCGAAAAGACCCATACATCGTCGACAATCGAAAATATGTCTGCGCGGATGAGCCGTTGACGTACCTGATGCGGCAGTACCGCGGCCCCTTTACGACGCTATGGAATTCACCGACACCGCCCGTCACCGCGAATGGAATCGATGTATCCCAGTTTGTGTTGTCTATGCTAAACTCAATGTATAGCGTGCCACTCGCGTCCGTCTTGAGTGTCACCAGGACATCGGTGTGTGCATTTCTTACGCCGGCACCAGTGAACGTCTCGTCAGCCCCAAGAGGGATGACGGTGGAGTTACCTTCGTCGATGGAGTCATCATCATAGATATGAGACAGCCCCACGATGAGTTACCCCTTTTTGGGTGTGCGCTTTTTCGGCAGTGGCGTGACGTTGGCGGCCATATCCGCGTCCGTGTCCTCGGCGGCCGGGGGAGGTGGGGCCGGGTCGGCCGCCGGGACATGTGCGGGTGCGGATGGACGTGGCTTTGCTGCTTCGGCGAGCAGCTTGCCGCCGCGGAAGGCCACCAATGCATCGAATGCGGCGATGATTGTCTTGGCGTCATCCAAGCGCCCTTCGCAATCAAGGCCTGGAACCTTTGCGTGACAGTCAGCGATTGCTTGAGCGACCGCACGGATCTCATCATCGTCCTGCATAGTGACCCCCAATGCAAAACGCCGCCTCGGTTTCCCGGGCGGCTCCCTGCTGGCCTATTATTGCGAAGATGCTCTTTTGTGACTGATTCACTCGTAAGCGTCAATGCCTCGACCTATAAGCTGGACGATTAACAGCACATTTCCTGCCGATCAAAACGAAAGAGGGAGCGGTCCAGCAGAACCACTCCCTCCCAGCGCACTAGGCGACGGCCCTCCGCGCCCTGACCTCGTCACCATGTCACTCGAATCGTATTCCATCAACCATAAATATGAAACAGCAGCAGCGGGGCTCCACACTCGCGCTGCGGCTGAAACGTGTTGGGCGGCGGGCTGAACCCCTGGGTACGCCTACTGCTGGGAGCCTTGCGAGCTGTACCAGACCGCCCTCTCTGGGTATTCCTGTATGCTACCCTGCATAAAACACGACATGCGCAGGGCACAGCGTCGGTGAAGGGTCTCGAATCGCATCACCAAGCCACAAACAAGGAGACAAGACACCTGTCAATGGTGAGAACGCTGTGCCCTGCGCATGTCGTGCCGTACGATTCGTACTGTATTGCAAAAAGTCTCATGCCGCAACGCGCTTCTGAGCGCTTGCGAGTAATCCCCAACGATCAAGAATAGCCAGCGCGCTGTCAATGCCATAGGCAACTGCGGTGAAGGCGCCGGCCGCATTGAATGCGGCCAGCATGTCCTGCTGGTCACGTGAGACCCGGCCTCGATCTGTTTTGATTTCGAGGCCGTATGTGCGGCCGTCGGCAATCAGGACAAGATCCGGGATGCCTGGCGTCACACCCATCGCCTTGAGTTTTGCGGCGGCGCCCTTGTCACGCTTTTCGCCGTTGGCAGGGTGGAACCAGACGACACCCTTGCGGGCGCGATAGCGCAGATGCTGGGCAACGGAGATATGGATTTGTGTTTCGGACGCCTTGGGCAGTTTGGTCTCTGCACGGGAGGCTGTCCGTGTGCGAGGTTTGCTGGGACGCCTCGCGTGTGCTCGCCGAGGCATGACGTGCCCCCCCCCTCTAAAGATTGATCTCGTAATGGACGACCAGCCGCTCCAGGCCAGCCTTGATGAGTGCTGCGCCGGCAGCCATTGCCTGGACAGGGCTTTTGTAGCCCATGTAGGCGCGGCCAGCGTCCTCGAGTGTTGGTGTGCGTTCGGATGCGACGCTGTAATCCTCGCAGATCAAGACGAGCATCCACTGCAGTGTGCGTGAGGGCTGTGGCCGCCCAGTGACCGGGCACGATACAACGCCTACCGCCTTGCAGGCGTTCCACCAGCGCGTGTGTGCGTCATGGCGGCGATCCTCGGGGCCGCGGGCCTCAGTGGCGCGGCCGAACTTGTCATACTCCCACCGCACGACCTGCTGCGATGCTGGTGTTCCGCCTGCCGACGTCAACTCGCCATAGCGCGCCGTAACGCGCGTCCCTGAGTGACCAAGCGCAAAATCGGAATAAAACCGCCGCGCGGCTTCGACAAAAGAGGGGGCATCTTCCTTGCTGATCTGGCCTCGGCGGATCATGGCTTCGACGATCGGCACATGACGCCAGACCTCAGAGCGCTGATCGCGCCCTGCGCCGGTTGTTACGCTGACACGTTCGAAATCACCCCGCGACGCAACACGCTCTGGTGTTGGGGCGTTGGTCTCCGCAATGCTATCCGCCGAGATCCCATCTCCATCCATGAGGCCAAGAGGGTCGCCGGCGCGGCGAAGGCGCTGATTTGCCGACCGAATGCGGTCACGCGTCGTCTCATCATCAACGAGCAGATCATCAATCGCGCTTTCGATGGCCGCTTTGATGCAGGGCTCGAGCGCACCTGTCGGCGCCAGTCCGATGACATCATCGGCCCCTGCGTCGTCGCCTGTGGCGATCATGGTGCTGGTCTCTGTCATGCCCCGCCTCGAAACACCCGGTGCCTGT